ATGAGCTGATTTTTCCGTCCCTTCGCAGGGCAAACCTGGCGCTGCGCAGGGCGAAAAGTGATGTTCAGAAGTGGGAGCGAGTCTGCGCCGCGCTGCGGGAGCTGAACAAGCACCGGGATATTGTTCGGCAGATTGTCGATTCATCCGGTCGTATTGTGTCGGAAAAGTGATTGCCGGAGGCGCTTATGGCAAAAGTATTTACACCAGAAGAGCGGGAAGAAGTGAAGGCGCGCATTGTGGAATTCGTGCGCCTGAGCGGACGAGAAACTTTTCGACAACTGGCAGATAAAACGGGTGTCAGTAAGACCGCTATTCGTCGTTTATCTGGTGCGCTTGCGGCCAGTGGTGATGTCTGGCTCTCTGGTTGCGGGGTATTTCTATCAGAGCAGGCGTATCGCGTATGGCGCAAGACACCGGAGAAGGCTGCTGACCCGACACTGATTCGAAAGTTACCTGACGGAGAAATACGTCGTTACAACAGACGGCAGAACATAATTTGTCGTGAGTGCCGCCAGAGCGAAGTTATGCAGCGTGTGCTGGCGTTCTATCGGGGTAATTTTCAGGAGGTGATGGAGTGAGGGTGAGGGTTTATATCGCCGGTCCGATGACCGGGTATAAAAATTTCAACCGTGAGGCGTTCAACAAGGCGGAAGAGGAACTGAAACGGGAAGGGCATACAGTCTTAAACCCGGCAGTACTTCCGGACGGGCTGACACAGCCGCACTACATGGATATTTGCATGTCAATGATACGCTGCGTGGATGCGATTTACATGCTGAAAGGCTGGCAGCGGTCGGCAGGCGCTAAGGCAGAACTGGCACTGGCGGAGAAGCTGGGGCATGCAGTTATTTTCCAGGAGGCAAACAGTGAGTAACCAATGGCGACCAGATATTTGCCCAATAACCGGACGTGCATTTTTCATGTGGATTGAGCATCCGAAATTGGGAAATGTACCGACGTATGGTGGCCCATTAGACAGTTACACCATTCCAACAAAGGACAGCGATGGTGAGTTTTCGTGTGAGCGTTACGATCATGATTTCGGTGGCTGGGTAGAAAGCGAATGTCTAGGGTTATATCTGATTGATGATGAAGAACAATGCAGAGTCTACGAACTCAAGGAGCGCGTTAAAGAGCTGGAAGCGCGGGAAGTTCATTTACCGACTCGCTACGGCCTTCGATATGGACATCCGATAAATGCTGATGAGCGCCACGTCATGATACCTAAAGAAAATGGCTGCTGGATTTATCTGGCTGATTTAGAGCACGTACTACGTGTTGCTGGTATTCGCATCAAAGGGGAGGAGCATGGAAATCAAACCAGAAGATGAGTTAAGTAATATTGTTTTATTTCCGGTAAAAGAGGATGACCCACGTAATCAGGTTAATTTTCTTTATGAGCCATCGGAAAGACCATATTGTCATCACGCCTCTGTCCGGGTTGACGAAAAAGAGCGTCAGGTCCGTTGTAAAATCTGCGGTGCAGTTGTGGAGACGTTTGACTGGATGCTCTCTGTGGCAAAAAGAGAAACCAGACTGGCAGATGATGTAAGGCTCTTGCGCCAGGAGGAGCGGGAAAGGCGAAAAAATATAGAAAAGCTAATTCAGATTGAGCGTAACGCGAAAGCGCGGATACGCAGGGCGACAAAATCCAGAACTGAATAATTAAATTTAGCTCTGTTAAAAATTTAATCCTTAACCGGAGGGATTTCTGCACCCTCAGAACATCAGGAGGCCGCCCGAAAGGGCGGTAGTTAAATGCGAAAGTTTAAAATAATTATTGAAACGGGAATAGCCGGTGGAGATTTCGAGGATGAATTCGAAGTGGATGATGATGCGACGCCTGATGAAATACATGACGAAGCAAAAGATATTTTCTTTAACTACTGCAATTACTCATATCACGAAATAAAAGACGAAGAGGAGGAATAAAATGGCTGATTTTGGTTCAACTAAATACAGCGTCAGTTTTGAAGAATGGCATGAACTGTTAATGGACTATGCAGAGTTACGTGGTGGCAGTGCTGCTGATGCTGAAGCATGGCGTGATGATTATGAAGCAGGGAAAACTGCGGTCGAAGCATATTGTGATGAGTGGGGCGATGAATGAGCGAGATTGACTATCAGGCGCTGCGTGAAGCAGCAGAGAAAGCAACTAAAGGATGCTACATCGTAGGGCATACATCGGGCAATCAGCATGGGAATATAACAGGAGTTTTTGTTTGTCAAAAATGGAAAGGAGAACCCGGTGGCGTGATTGCAGAATGTCATGTTAACTGCCTGGTTGAAACAGATGCTCAGGCTTACGCAAACGCTGAATTTATTGCTGCCTTTAATCCAAATGTTGCGCTGGCGCTTCTGGATGAACGGGAAAGAAACCAGCAATACATCAAACTGAACCGCCCCGGTTTTCCTGGAGAGTGTTTTATCTGTGAACTCAGGCTGCCAGATCATCGTTTCTGATGGAAGCATAATAAGCTTTTTCTGCTTCTGCCGGAGGGATATGACCCAGCCTTCCCAGCAATCGTCGATTGTTATACCAGTCCACCCACGTGAGTGTGGCCAGTTCCACTTCTGCACGGTTTTTCCAGCTCTTACGGTGTATTACCTCCGCTTTGTAAAGACCATTGATGCTCTCCGCCATCGCGTTGTCATACGAGTCACCTGTACTCCCTGTTGATGCCAGCAGTTTTGCTTCTTTTAGTCGCTCCGTATAGGCCAGTGATACATACTGAGAACCTTTATCACTGTGATGGACTGTGCCGGACGGCCGACGGGCCCACAACGCCTGCTCCAGTGCATCCAGCACGAATGTCGTTTCCATAGACGATGAGACTCGCCACCCCACGATACATCCGGCAAACACATCAATGATGAACGCCACATAGACGAAGCCCTGCCATGTGCTGACGTAAGTAAAATCAGCCACCCACAGCTGGTCAGGACGTTCTGCCACGAACTGACGGTTTACGCGGTCGCCTGCGGAAACGGCTTTCCGGCTGACGGTAGTACGGACCTTTTTACCCCGGAGAACACCGGCAAGTCCCATAACCGCCATGAGGCGCGCCACTGTACATCTGGCCACCCTGATACCTTCGCGTAACAACTGGCGCCAGACTTTACGCACACCGTACACCTGATGATTTTCATCGTATACGCGCTGTATCTCTCTCTTCAGCCAGTCATCGCGCTGAGCACGGGCACTGCGTTTATCAGGATGATGTCGCTGTTGCTGACAGTGGTAATACGTTGACGGGGCAATATGCAGTTCACTGCATACCGGTCCGACCCCGTACTGCTCACGCAGCTTATCCAGCAGCGGCATTATTTTTTCCAGAGGCGGTCGAACTCCGCCTTCGCAAAATAAGCGGAAGCCTGGCGAAGGATATCGTTACTGCGGCGCAGTTCACGATTTTCACGTTCCAGCTCTTTCAGACGCTGACGTTCAGCGGTGGTGAGTCCACCATCACCACTCCCGGTATCCCGCTCATGCTGACGAACCCACACACGCAGAGTCTCTGGTGTACAGCCAATCTTTGGGGCAATGGAACAAATTGCCGCCCATTGTGAGTCATATTCGCCCTGACTTTCCAGAACCATACGAACTGCCCGTTGACGGACCTCGGGGGAAAAACGTGTATTTTTAGTCATCCTGTTTACCTCTTTCTCAGGGAGTTTAGTCTCCAGGATTCCCGGGGCGGTTCAAACGCCGCGACCAGGAGAACGAGGATATTGCGCTAACGGTAGGGAAGCTGCGCGTTGAGCTTGAAGCAGCAAAATCAAAACTCAACGAGCAGCGTGAATATTACGAGGGAGTAATCGCGGATGGAAGTAAGCGCATAGCAGAACTGGAAAAACAATGCGCCGAATGGGAGCGAAAAGCATTAAGCAACTTTGAAGAGTGTGCTGCGATGGCTGAACGTATCGAAGAGATGCAGACAAAATCTGCACCAGATTCGTTTGGCATCATCGGTGAAAATATTCGAACACAGGACAATCGAATAACGTCAGATCCCATGTTTTGTGTGTATCAAAAGCGCGAAATCGTTGTTGATGCTGATTATGACCATGACCGGATTGTCTGGGTTGACGAAGATGGCAATGAAGCCAATAAACGCCATAGTCGTCGTCTCGAGCTACTTCATGAAAACTTTCGAGAGCCACCAGAAAAATGGCGGCGCGTTGCTGTGAAAGATATTGATGAATTCGTTACCTGCTGTTTCACCGAACAGGGTTGTAAAGACTACCTGGCAGTCAATGGTCACAATCTTCGCTTGCCATTTATATATGTAAAAAGCGGTTTCAGGAACGCTGAATATATCGGCATAAGAAACTGGCTTGCTGGCATTCGCATCAAAGGAGAGTGATATGGCGTTAACACACCGCGAACTCTGTCAGATTGCGTACAAGTTCCTTAAGCGCAACGGGTTCAAGGTTTGTTTTCATGACCGCTTTATAGCTGTAACCAGTACCGGAGAACAGCCAGATGCTATGGGATTCAGAAATTCAGCATCATGCCTGATAGAGGCGAAATGTTCTCGTGCTGACTTGTTGGCAGATAGAAAAAAGCGTTTTCGTAAAAATCCGTCTCTTGGAATGGGCGACTGGCGATTCTTTATTAGTGAGCCGGGAATTATTTCAATTGAGGATTTACCACCTGGCTGGGGATTACTTCACGTTGTTAACGGAAGAGTACGGAAAGTACATGGGTGGCCCAAGGGTAATTGCTGTTGGGGTAATCCTGACGATAAGCCATTTACTGGAAATAAGCAGGTTGAATGCGATTACATGTTGTCTGCATTAAGGCGCATGGAGTTGAGAGGGCACCTTAATGAAATATATGACGGTGTAATTGTTAATAAGAAAGAAGGAAACGCGGCATGACCACTATTACCAGAGAGCAGTTAATAGCTCACGCAGAGGAGACTATTGAAGCACAGAGACTGTGTATACCGGGCACAATCGACCATGACATCATCCGCACATATAAGATGGATATTGCTGTTCTGGAAATCGCACTGGCATCGCTGGCAGCAGAGCCAGCCGGTAAATTGCATGAATACAAACCAGTGGGGTATCAGCGTCTGGTCGACGAGTTAACTATGCAGGTAAAGCAGTTAGCCTGGCAACTGAGGAAAGCGAAGCCGGACTGCAAACTGCCGGATAAGGCGATGGACTACCTGGAGCGAAACGGACTGACAAGCGTGGAGGATGTTTTACGATGACCAGGCCTGAAGCATTCACAACGGTAGGAATTGCGATGGCGGTGGCGCTGGTGGTGTATTCGATTTGCCGCTGGGGATAAATCGCCGAAAAAAGATCCCGACACAAACATGAGCCGGGATCTTTGATTTATATAGCCTACGAATCCGCCAGTAAGAGAGGGGGGGGCGGACGGTTAATTCTAACACCGGAATGATGTGGGTAAAAGTTTATAAGAAATCGGTTTCATAACTTTGCCCACCATGATAGATACCGACAATAAAGACTTTTCTGCCATCAACGGCAAAAGCAATAATCGTTCTGTGGCGGAAATGAGTTACCCGCATCCCCTGGCGAATATCATCGCGTTTATTGCCCCGATGCGGGAATGTAGAAAACCCATCAAGATAATCAAGAAGCGCATTGGCAAAATTGTCAGCAATGACGTTCCCTGCTTTCTCCGTTATATATCTGTGCAGGTTGATTATTTGTTCTTCGGCCTCAGGAGTAATGATGACTTCATATGTCATGCAGATTACTTCCCGGATCGAATCGCGGCGCGAACCTGTGAAATGGAGCGTCCGTTGTTTGGGTTTTCGCGGATAGAATCAAGAGAGGGGGCGGCTGAATGCGTTAACCACGCTTCGATTGCTTTATCGCGCTCATTCAGTGCGCGAAGCCCTTCACGAATGACCTCGCTTTCTGAAGCATAGGCACCGGAAGCCACACGGGCGCGCACCATGTCAGCCATTTCGTTAGTTAATGTAATGCTGAATTGTTGGGTTGTACGCATGGTAAACCTCACGGAGTAGGATAGAACACCATTCGATGATAGCACGTTGCCTGTTGACGACAACAGAAATCAGAGACAATATTGCCGCACGCCAGCTTGAACAACTGGCACCTGCTGCGCCAGCAGAGAAAACCGATGGCGCACAATACCAAACATCACAATTCTGATATCGCCCCTGCCAGCAGGCAAGGGCGGTGTTCTCACACATTCAAATATGACTGGTATCAGCACGATCCCTGCACTGAAGAACAGGCCGAATGGCTGATTCATAACTACCGCAGACGTGGGTATGAGTTTAAGAAAGCCCTTAGCCTCGACTACCGTCACTGGATAATCTACGTCAGGCTCCTTTATTCCGAACGCCCGCCGCGTCCGTCCCGCACATTCCAGCAACGCATCTGGAGGTAACGTGCGGGTATTACTTCGACCTGTTCTGGTACCGGAACTCGGGCTGGTGATCGTTAAGCCGGGCCGTGAATCCATGCCGGTATTCCACAATACCCGGGTACTGGTGGAGCCGGAACCGAAAAGCATGCGTAATCTGCCGTCCGGCATCGTCCCTGCCGTTCGCCAGCCGCTAGTGGAAGACAAAACATTGCTGCCGTTTTTCAGTAACGCTCGGGTGATTCGTGCTGCTGGTGGCGCTGGCGCATTGTCTGACTGGTTACTGCGCCATGTTAAATCCTGCCAGTGGCCACACGGCGATTATCATCACAGTGAAACCGTTATTCACCGTTATGGTACCGGCGCAATGGTGTTGTGCTGGCACTGCGACAACCAGCTGCGTGACCAGACATCCGAATCACTCGAGCAACTTGCTCATCAAAACCTGTCAGCATGGATGATTGACGTCATCGGTCACGCAATATGCGGTACGCAGGAGCGTGAATTATCTCTGGCTGAATTATCCTGGTGGGCGGTCCGCAATCAGGTGGCGGACGCGCTACCGGAAGCGGTATTACGTCGTTCGCTGGGGTTGCGTGCGGAAAAAATCCGCTCAGTGTACCGTGAAAGCGACATCGTACCGGGAGAGCAGACCGCCACCAGCATACTGAAGCAGCGCACAAAAAATATTGCGCTACCGCCTCACACCCACCAGCAACAGAACCCACCACAGGAAAAGACGGTGGTCAGCATTGCCGTTGATCCGGAGTCTCCGGAATCCTTCATGAAACGACCTAAACGTCGCCGCTGGGTAAATGAGAAATACACACGCTGGGTAAAGACACAGCCGTGTGCGTGTTGTGGTAAGCCAGCGGACGATCCTCATCATCTGATTGGTCATGGTCAGGGTGGAATGGGAACAAAATCCCACGATATTTTCACGCTACCGCTGTGTCGGGAGCATCACAACGAGCTTCATGCGGATCCGCTGGCGTTCGAAGAAAAGCATGGTTCCCAGGTTGATTTAATTTTTCGTTTTCTTGATCACGCCTTTGCGACTGGCGTGCTCGGGTAAAAGAGGTGACTGATGCTCATAGAGTTTGTTTTGCCTTACCCGCCGACGGTGAACACCTACTGGCGACGTCGTGGCAGCACATATTTTGTATCAAAAGCCGGTGAGCGTTATCGCCGGGCTGTGGCGCTTATTGTTCGCCAGCAGCGGCTGAAATTAAGCCTGTCCGGAAGGCTGGCGATAAAGGTGATTGCAGAGCCACCGGATAAGCGTCGTCGCGACCTGGACAACATTCTGAAAGCACCGCTGGATGCGCTGACGCATGCGGGAGTGCTCATTGATGACGAGCAGTTTGATGAAATCAATATTGTACGTGGTCAGCCAGTATCTGGTGGACGGCTGGGTGTGAAGATTTACAAAATTGAGAGTGAGTGAGCGTAAATATGATATATCCGGAAATTACAGGCAAAAGCGGCGAACATTTACGCCTGAACACGCTGGAAGCAGTCTGGATCCAGGGGAAATTACGGATGTGGGGGCGGTGGTCGTATATCGGTGGGGGTAAATCCGGAAATATGTTTAACCGGTTACTGGTTTCGAAAAAGCTGACGAAAACAGCAGTTAATGAGGTTTTACGCAGAATGAAGAAATCCGGGCTGGAAAAACCGGAACTTGAGGCATTTTTTCGGGATATGACCAGAGGGAAGCAGAAGAGCTGGTTGTCACATTGTACAGACACAGAGGCGTTGATTATTGATCGCGTTATCAGTGAGGTGCTTGGGGAATATCCCGGGCTAATCAATGTTCTCCGGCAAAGGTACGAAGGACGGGGAATGAGCAAACTGAAAATGGCCGAAAGGTTAAATGCAGATCATCCTGATTGGTCGTTGGTTACGTGCAGACGCCGAATTGATCAATGGTTGGGGGTATCTGAATTTATGTTATATGCCCCCATGCGCATGGCTTTTGTTACAGAGAAAAATGTTGCAAACTGATCAATAAACTGCTTCAATCCGTATAAGCTTCGCAAAGCTGTATCGCGAGGCGAAACGCAAGTTTTTTTCGCACAAGGAAGCCACCGGAAGGTGGTTTTTTTTGTGTCCGCGATATACAGTAGCGCAATAAATTCGCTGGTGGTTATTAATACCGTTCTTTCAGCTTGCTGGCTTTTTCGACAAGAGTTATTGGTGTGTCACGTTAACCGGAAAAGGGAAAAAGACATGCTAAAACAGCAGGATATGACAGAAACCGCCAGAGTGGTGTTTAATGAATTAAGCGTTACCGAACCGGCGACAGTCGGGGAGATAGCGCAGAATACTTACCTTTCACGCGAACGCTGCCAGTTAATACTGACTCAGCTGGTTATGGCGGGTCTGGCAGACTATCAGTTCGGTTGTTACAGACGCCTTCCGCAGTAAAGGCTTTTTTATTTGTGGTAAATGGGCGGCTGGTGGGTGTTAGGGGCACCCACCAGCCATCTGCTCATGCGTTGGGTTCACAAGCAAACCTCAGGCCCACTGCTTTGCGCAAAAGCAGAATGAGCCTATCAGAGACAGGCTTAATGATCCATGCTTAATACTGTAAAAATATCCAGTTGTGAGTTAATCAACGCCGACTGCCTGGAATTTATCCGGTCGTTACCCGAAAATTCTGTTGACCTGATAGTCACGGACCCGCCGTACTTTAAAGTGAAGCCTGAGGGCTGGGATAACCAGTGGAAAGGGGACGAAGATTACCTTAAGTGGCTGGACCACTGTCTGGCCCAGTTCTGGCGGGTGTTAAAACCTGCCGGAAGCCTTTACCTGTTCTGTGGGCATCGCCTGGCATCTGATATTGAGATCATGATGCGTGAACGTTTCAACGTGCTTAACCATATCATCTGGGCGAAGCCGTCCGGACGCTGGAACGGATGCAACAAGGAAAGCCTGAGGGCGTATTTCCCCGCCACAGAGCGCATTCTGTTCGCGGAACATTATCAGGGGCCGTATCGTCCGAAAGATGCCGGGTATGCGGCGAAGGGCAGTGCACTGAAACAGCATGTGATGGCCCCGCTGATTTCTTACTTTCGTGATGCGCGCGCGGCCCTGGGGATAACGGCAAAACAGATTGCAGATGCCACAGGAAAGAAAAACATGGTGTCGCACTGGTTCAGTGCCAGCCAGTGGCAGTTACCGAACGAGGATGATTACAGAAAACTTCAGGTGCTGTTTGCCCGGGTGGCAGAAGAGAAACATCAGCGGGGAGAACTGGAAAAGCCACATCACCAACTGGTCAGCACATACAGTGAGCTGAACCGGCAGTATGCCAGCCTGCTGGAAGAGTACAAATCACTGCGGCGTTATTTTTCCGTATCGGCAGCCGTTCCTTATACGGATGTCTGGACGCACAAGCCTGTGCAGTATTATCCGGGCAAACATCCCTGTGAAAAACCGGCAGATATGTTGCGGCAAATGATTACCGCCAGCAGTCGTCCGGGTGACCTGGTTGCAGATTTCTTCATGGGGTCCGGTTCGACAGTCAAAGCCGCGATGGTGCTGGGGCGTCGTGCAATTGGTGTCGAGCTGGAGGCTGAACGTTTTGAGCAGACCGCAAGGGATGTACAGAATTTAATCAGAAAGAGGGAGTGATATTGCTGAATTTATTCTGTAACGTTATCATTATGTTATCGGCCCTTTAGCTCAGTGGTGAGAGCGAGCGACTCATAATCGCCAGGTCGCTGGTTCAAATCCAGCAAGAGCCACCAACCGCCACTAGCTCATCAGGAAAGAACGTCACCCTGTGCGAGATTCGGAGTCCCCGGTGGCGGTCCATTATCGGTATTCTGCGTTGTTAGCTCAGCCGGACAGAGCAATTGCCTTCTAAGCAATCGGTCACTGGTTCGAATCCAGTACAACGCACCACACTTATTTTCCAGGCTCGCTTTGGCGGGCCTTTTTTGTATCTGCGCCACGCCCGGCGCATATCAACCACAGAGCCTTTCGGGGTGAGCTTACGGAGTGGTCAGTGTGACTTTCTCTGTGGGCAGATCGCTCCCGGGCGTTGGCTCACCCACCCAAAGGAACGTCACGATGTTTGGTATTTTTGGTAAAAAAGCCCGCAGAGCGGCAACGGAAATTAAAAAGTTTGAGAAACGCGATCTGGCACAGGCGGTGATTAACGCTGCATACCTGGTGGCCTATGCAGATGGTGAATGCGAGGCATCCGAGAAAGCGAAGATCGAACAGGTCTTACGTAATCAGCCTGCGTTGTCTGCGTTTACCTCGGAAATTAATGCGATTAGCGCAACCATTATCGGTCAGCTGGATACCAATTTTAAAATTGGTCGTCGTGCCGCGTTACGCGAGATTGAGGATGTGAAACACGATACGCGTGAAGCGGAAGATGTGCTGGATGTGGCGGTGGCCATTGCGGAGGCAGACGGCGAAATTGAGCCGGAAGAGCGCAAGGTGCTGGAAGAGATTGCCGGTGTTCTGGGTCTTCGTCTGGAGAATCACCTGTGACGGTAAAACTGCGCCTGGCTGTGGCTGCACTCCTGCTGTTTCTGGTGGTGATGGTGGATTTCACCAGCAGAATCATGTCGGTGCTGGCGGATGGGGTGCTGGTCTGCGGCATTGTGGTATTGCTGTGGCCGGTGATAAAAAGAAACAGCCTGCATAATGCTTGATTTTTTTGTTTGCTGTTTATTAAAAACACTTCTGCATGGTGAATCCCCCTGTGCGGAGGGGCGATCAGCAACCAGGTATATGGGATAATCGCGGATTCAGGTGCTGATACTGAATTCACCGGGAGGCACCCGGCACCATGCAAGAAAAAGAATGTGCATGCAAACATGCCCCTCTCCGGAGGGGCTTTTTTATGGGTAAAAAATGCCCGAATGGGTTCGGGCAATAGCATGAGATACTGATATTGTTGTGTTGTTATCGTGTGGATTTTAACCAGGGTTTATCAGGCTGCGCAACTGCGTGGCCTTTTTTCATTTCTTGGGCTGTAGTCCCCGTGTGTCATTCAGGCTTCCGGACTACAGCCCACTCCATATCTGATTTAATACACTATCCCGGCCGGGAGGAATAATGACATTTAAACATTATGATGTTGTCAGGGCGGCGTCGCCGTCAGACCTTGCGGAAAAGCTGACACACAAACTGAAAGAGGGCTGGCAGCCGTTTGGTAGTCCGGTGGCCATAACCCCTTATACCCTGATGCAGGCGATTACAGCAGAAGGTGATGTGGTGGTCAGTGGTGCAACTGAGCCGGATTGGTACTACGTCATCGTACTGGCCGGGCAGTCCAATGCCATGGCTTACGGTGAAGGGCTTCCGCTGCCGGATTCATACGATGCTCCGGATCCGCGCATTAAACAGCTGGCGCGCCG